GATAATTTAAATTTTGAGTTTTACTTTTTTTAATAGAGAGTTCTCCTTTCTTAATAAAATGATTTAGTTACCACGCCTTTGTGTTGTGGTTGTGGTTGAATTGCATCACTTTTCTTTGGTAAAGTTTCTGGCATAGAATCTTTAGCAAGTGATAAAATAATATTATGCGTTCTTTCTCTTGGTGTAAAAACGTGTCTTAAATTTGTTATCAAATATGTTCCACTATAATATTTGTCCACCACATCATTATCGTGGTCTATACCAGCAACAGGTAATTGCACATCAATCATGTCACCAGCTGCTATAGTTGTGTTTCCATTAATTTCCATAGTTATTCCAACACCACTTCTTAATTCTGCAAATCGTGACTGTCTAGACAACAAACTATCTGAAAGTCTATTTGATGAGTATGTGTATGAAGATGTGTTTGTTTGGTAATGTTGTGTGTCTGTGTCTGAAGGAACTGAGTGTAGGTGAATTCTTGCATCTGTAAAATTTCCTAATGTGTTCAAATCTTCATCTATTGGATTGTCATTATATACTGCGTTTTCACTTATTCTTTCATGGTCTTGAAAATTATCAAAATAACCAAAAGTTTCTTTACTATAGCTCTTGTTATATATATCATGTGAGAAAATTGTAGAACCCAACATTCCACTTTTTATATTGGCTAAAGTGTCATTATTTGCTCCCATGCTAAAATTTATAATTCTTTTCATATCTTGCATCAAATCACCAGACTCGCCTGCATTTGTCAACCCAGTTGTTTCCTCATCAATGGCTTTATCACCAGCATGATATTTACCAGTAACACCTTGTGCATATAAACTTTGTAGACTTCTAAAATGTATTCCTCTAGTATTTTCAAAGAAAACATAATGTGGCGAAGCATTTTCTTTTGATAAAGACTCTGTTGCAAGTTTTCTAAGAATATCGTATGGGTGAAGGTTTGGTACAACTATTCTTCTGATACCACTTGTAGGTTCTATGAACAAATCTTTTTTTGTGTCTAAGTATTTTACGTTTGTTAATACATCTTCTGCAATATTATCTATTGTATCTGTATAACTTTTTGATACTCTAACACGGTTACTTTTTAACATTTCTGGTGTTGTAAATTGCAGTTCTAAAACTTGCATTAAACTATCGGATTCTCTTTGTTTAATTTTATACACAACAAATACATTTTCTGAATAGTCTATGGCTTTGTCTTCTAGAGTAGGTGTATTTAATTTTAAACTTAAATATTCTTGACCTATAATTGGAAGATTTACGGATAGATTATTTGTGTCACCTATTAAAATACTACCAGACATTGCATGTGAGAATACACTCTCATAAATGTTAATATTGATAACTAACTCTGTTAAATCTATTGCTGTTCCAGAAGATGATATTAAAACAAGTTTCTGTAATTCCACCTCACCAGCATGCTTTATACCACTCATTAGATTATTGTTTCCTTAATAAGAGATTTGAACTCTGTTACAAATTGGTCTATAAAACTTGGGTCAAGTAATCGTATTTTTCTTTTCTTATCTTGTTCATTTTCTTCATACTCAAAATTAGTAACTGTAGATGCAGATGCATAAAAATCTGAATCACCAGTATACAATGCAGAATTATTATATACCTCTATTTTAGTATCTGTGTCACCAGAGTCTTGTGCAATCTCATAATGGTGTACTCCATCTACATTAGAAGTTCCATCTGCGTTGACATACTTGTCATTGATAAATGCAAGAAACTGTGGTGTATTCATAGGCCATTGATGATATCTGTCTGTAATATCATTGATTAACATAATTACCCAATGCAACTCTGGGTCACCATATAATTTGTCTGCAATCATTTCTGGTGTTTCACCCTCTTTTACATCATAGGTATCAAACATCAATGTGTTTGATTTTACCTTTGAACGCATTGCTACTCGTCTTAAAAGATTTGTAACATCTTTATACTTTCCTTGTCCTACAGAGTCGTATATAATTACTGGAAAATTATCAAAATACATACTAGAATCCTAACTCTACACGCTCTCTTGTTATCATTTCCATTTCTTTGAAATTTAATGATATGGTAGTTTCTTGAGGTGGAGCACCTTCAGCTGTTGCTGTGTAAGTTTTATATCTATCTCCACCATAGGTTACATTCATTGACTCTAATACACAAGTTGATATTTTATGAAGGTATTGATTTTGTTTACCATTATACATATACTCAATATCAAATGTATTCGGTACAATAAAACTTCTTCCTGTCAAATCACTACCTTCAAATTCTGGTAACATATTAAATTTAAATGCATGAACAATCTTTTTTATCTCATCTGACTCTCTTTGATTTCTAGGCATCATTTTAAATGTGTATTGAAACTGTCTTTTGTTAATACCTTTAAATGCAAGTTCCATACGATTAGATATTATTCTTCCTTTTCTCATTGCTTCTAATTCTCTTGCACCACCAAAGCCTGGTAAGTTACCAACTCCTGCTAAAAGAAACTGTCCAGCATTTTTAACTAAATCTGAATCTGCATTTAACAATGTTGAAAAACCTTCAGCTGTATTTCCAGAAGTGAATTCTTCTAATGCCGTTGCTGCTCTTTCTGCCATAGAACCAATCTCTGTGTCTGTATAGTTTGCACCATAAGTTACTTGGACACTTGCAGGCATATACAATGCTATTGCAGTTTTCATTTTAGTTGTAGCAGCTCTTTTTACATGAATTGCTTGTGCTTCTTTTGAGTATTTTATTGATTTTTTCTCTTTTGTGTATGTTTGATATTGTGCAGATTGAAGCTTATCAGAGTCAGGGCCTGTAGTATTAGGCCCTGATATCATACCAAGTTTATCTTTCCATTGAGATGGTGCATACTGTGTTGATGTAGCAAGTCCTGTCTTTATAGTCTGTACCTCATTTTTTTCTTCTGGTAAATTATATTGTTTAATAGCCTCGTTCATATTATCAGCACCAGACTGTTTTGGTTCTGCTGGGTCACCAAACTTTAATTTTGCATGGTTTTGTTGATTAATATAAAACATCATGTAATGACCGTGATTACCCAAGCCTGGGTCTGAATCTACATCTATTGGGAAACTTAAATTTTCTAAAGAGTGGGGTGATTTTGCTCTGTTTAATTTTTTATACTTGGAAGAATTATCACCTTTACTACCACCTAACATGCCAGGCAAATTTCCAGCAACTCTTCTTAAATTTCCAATTGCAACACCTTGTGCGGCTTGTCTTAGATTGTCTAGTGCCATGTATAAATACTCCCATAAGGTTTTAAACTATTTATAAGAGTTATACAATATGGCATACAAAGGAAAATATATTCCTATCAATCGTAAAAAATATGTTGGGAATTCATCACAAGTAATCTATCGTTCTTTGTGGGAACGTAAACTCATGGTCTATTGTGATAGGAATGAGAAGGTGATAGAATGGGGTAGTGAGGAAGTTATAGTACCCTATAGGTCGCCGTGGGACGGAAAGATGCATAGATACTTCCCAGATTTCTATATGAAGGTAAAACAAACCAACGGAACATACAAAAAGTTTATCATTGAAGTTAAACCCAAAGCTCAATGTAAAGAACCTATCAAATCACCTAAACGTAAAACTAAAAGATGGTATAAAGAAGTGCAAACTTGGGGTATCAATCAAGCAAAGTGGAAGTCTGCAATAGACTATTGTGAGAACAGAGGTATGGAATTTAAGATACTTACTGAAGACCATTTGAATCCACAGTATAAATAGTATTATGGCAGTTCCTAGTAAATATATACAAAGTGTAATTAAGGCGGCTAAAGGTCGTCCAAAATCTACTGCGTGGTTTAGAGATAAAATTGCAGAGCTTGGTAAACCTACTGCTATGCAATTGATAAGAGATGGAAAGAAAGCAGCTAGACCTTTCTATGGTAATCTAAATATGTTTTTCTATGACCCAAAGTTTAAAAATACATTACCATACTATGATAGGTTTCCTTTGGTTTTACCCATAGAAAGATATTCAGACGGTTTCTTAGGTATTAATCTACATTACTTACCCATACCACTAAGGGTAAGACTGTTAGATGAACTAATGGACTACAGTACAGATACTAATTTTGACAGTAAAACAAAAATAAATACTAATTATCAACAGTTAAAAAAAGTAAAATTAATTAAACCAACACTTAAACGATATCTTGCTGGTCATGTTAAATCAGCATTTCGTAGGATAGATGGGGATGAATTTACAGTTGCAACATTACTACCAGTTCAACGATTCAGTAAAACATCTGCAGCTAAAGTTTGGAACGACTCAAGGAGTATGATTTAATGGCATTTAATTTAGGTAGAAGATTAGAGGGTACTGCGTATGGTGTTATCAATGAAGTTCTTTCTGGATTTCATAGTGATGACGGTTATGCAAGAGCAAATCGTTACGAGGTTATGTTAAATGCACCAACTGGTGAAAAGGGAACTACACCAACCAATCTACAAAATATATTTTCAAAAGTTATGGGTCAAGCAAAAGGTGATGGTACAGTTAGAAAAACTGGATTACGTTGTGAATCAATATCATTTCCTGGCCGTAATTTAGATACAACACCAGATACAAACATATATGGCCCAACAAGAGAAATTGTTAATGGATTTTCTTTTGCAGAAATAAGTGGTACATTTGTATGTTCTTCTGATATGAGAGAAAAACTATTTTTTGAAACATGGCAAAGACTCGCATTTGACCCACAGACATGGGCATTAGGATATTATGATGACTATGTTGGTTCAGTTGATATACACCAATTAGATGAACAAGATAACAAAAGATATGGCGTGCAGTTAATAGAAGCTTTTCCTAAAACTATTGCAGAACAATCATTAGGATATGGACAAAATGACACACTACATAGAATTAATGTTACTTTCAGTTATAGATACTGGAAAAATTTAACAGACGAAGCAGACCTACCCAAATCACTACAAAGTAGAATTACTGAAGTGTTAGTGGACAGCGTGGAAAGAAATAT